TGAGCTATAACGGGGGGGTGGGTGGCGGCGGCGCAGTCAAGCCACTTTTTGAGCTGTTCCAGATGCTCCGCACGGTAGCGCGGGGCGTAAATCTTGCCTAGCCCGACGGTGCCGCGCGCTAGATCGGTGAGCGTGAAGCGTCTTTCCCCTGCCGGGCGGGAGTAGATAAAGAAATCAAAGGATTCCATGCTTGCAGCCTCCTTTACTGCGCGATGGCGTAACGGTATGCACCGGTCACGCGCTCGCTGCCGTACTTCTCGCGGATGTATTCCATGCTCTTCTTCTTCCGGCTGTGGGTCGCGGCGTACTCTTCAGCGCGCCAATACCACATCTTTTTTTTGCTCGCCCACTTATAACCGGCGGCCTTGAGCGCGTCGCGGTGCTTGTAGGTATCACCACTAACCCACAACCAAGCACCGCACAGCTCAATTTCTAAGCCGTCAAGATGGATGATCTTATAAACGGCTTCGCGGTAGGCGGTCGCCATGTCGGCGGCGTCTCGCGCCTGTTCGTCGGTTGCCTCCGTGCGGCCATCCGGGGCAACATGAGAGAGGCGCGCGGCCAGCGCGTCATACTCGGCATTGATGGCCTTCATGGTCTCGTCGCCCAGCTCCGGGTGTAGGTCGGGATGGTACTGCTTGGCTAGTTCACGGTAACGGGCTTTCAGCGCTTGCAGATCGGCGCAGCCGGAAAAATAATTTGTTCTCATTGTGATAGCCTCCTTTGTCAAAGTACAATCTGCTTTGCGCGCATTGCGTCGCGCAGATTCTCTCTCATCGTTCGCCGCCAGTCCTCCGCCCAGCAGCACACGGCGTTTTGCACCCAGTACGGGACGGCCAGACGATCCAGCGCATCAAAGATGCCGCGGATCGTGTCGCCCGTTCGGCGATCCTCGTATTCGTCTAGTTTGCCATGCTCCCGGCTCCATGCTCGATCCGCGATCCAATAGGCAAGCCCCTCCAATTCGTCGCGCTGCTCGCGCGTTGTGGTATAACTCTTCATGGTTGATTCTCCTTCATGTGTTGTTTGTCGCCTGCCCTCATCAGCGCCGGGCGGCGATTCCCGGCGGACGCTCGCCCCGGAGGGGGCGGCGTTTCGGCTTACTTGAAATCATCTGGAACCGTGATAACGGGGCGGCCGGGTTTGTCCTCCATGCGCTCACTGATGCCAAGTATTCGGGCGCTGGGCTTGTACTGGGCAAAGTAGGCGGCGGCTTGCTCTGCGGTCTGTGCGTTCACTCCGATGCACTGATAGACGCTGTTGCGCTCGTAACAGATGATGTACTTCATGATTGTTTCCTCCTATTTGTCTTTCGGCTTACTCGGTCTTTTCTGCGTGGCGCTCAATATATCGCACCGCGCAGTCATGGAGATAGGAGCAGCGCCAGCCCTCCGGCGTGTGCAGGGGGCAGGTGTCGCACGAGTTGCAACGCTCGTATGCGGCGACGATGGCGCGGGCTTGCTCGAGGTCGCGGATGTAATAGGTAGACATATGATCCTCGCTTTCTGCCGCTCTTGCGGCCTGTCGTGGATTGTGCTATAATGAAGATGGTCGGCGGCGGCAATCTCACCGCCAACCAATTAGGGACTTTTGCATTTGTACCGGCGCTTTAACGGGGCGGCCGGTACTTTTTTATTGCCTGTTGATGATTTCCTGCAACCGCTTACGGAACTCTTCAAGGGTTTCGCACTCGCTGGCAAGGATCAGCAACCGTAACCGCTCGGCGGTTCGCGCTTCCTCAACAAGCAATTCGCTTGCGCTTGGCGTTCTCATGTCCTCCCCTCCTTTGATACGCCTTTCGGTGGATTGCTTCAAGGGCTTTCGCTCTTGATGGCTACAGTATAAACGTAGACGTTTATTTGCGCAATACCGGAATACTGAACGAAAATAACAGTCTACGTTTATGCGAAAGTTGTGCAACATGTACAAGTTGACGTTTAGAACTGAATGTGATATCATATGATTGTGAAAGGGGGACGATCTCATGCCATGCACGGAAGCACAAAAAAGGAGCAACATTGCATACAATCGGAGACAAGATAGCATCACGATCAGACCGTCAAAGGACGACGGCGCGCAGATACGCGCGGCAGCTGCGGCGGCTGGTCAGCCGGTGCAAGTCTATATCAAGCAGGCCTGCTTTGAGCGCATGCAGCGCGACGGTTTCGCGCCGCCAGATGACGCAGACCAGACCGGCACTTGACACATTCACCCCGGCGGGCTTGTCCTCGTCGGGGCTTTTTTGCGCTCTGCGGGTCTGTCACTCCTGTCAGGGTGTGTCACTTGCGCCACGCTTGACAGTATGATATTGTATAATCGTCCTCGGACGCGGGGAGAGGTCCGCGGACTTCTCCCGCGCGGCCTACGGGCGATTATACGTAAATGTGATCTTTCAGGCGGCTGTACGTGTTGTACGTGCGGCCGTCTTACCATATAAGCGCCCATTTCCGGCGACGTGCTGACGTGCTCACATTTGGCGCGGGCTGGATCGCATGACCGGCGGACGATCTGACGGACGCAGGCAGACGGGCGGACGCAGGCAGGCAGGCAGACGGACGCAGGGACGCAGGCGGAGGCTTCACCCCGCGCCGATCTGGGCGGGGGGCTGGGGGGCTGCTCATCCTATCAGACGAGGCCGACCGGACGACGACCAGCTCCCGACCGGCGGGCGTTCTCTCCTTATAATGGTAGAGACCGCGCTGGGATGCTGGGCGATTATGCCGCGGATTATGCCGCGCCGGAGCTGTTCGCGCCGGAAAAGTCAGAAATATATAGGATAGTTTCCCGATGGATAGCGGGTTACTAGCCCGCCACCGCGCAGGGCGTACACCAACGCACCCCACGCACACGGCGCAGGGCGCAAAATTTGAAAGCAGATTCGCGGAGAGGCCACCCGTACCCCCACATTGACCACCTGCGCGCGGGCTTTACCCGCGATATCATATGCCTCCCCGACCGGCGGGGGGGCCCCCCCCCGGGGGAACCGCAAGAATCCGTCAGCGCGGTCGCGGGCGTACCCCTACCGGGGCAAACCGAAAGGAAAATCGGGAACAGAGAAAAAGCCAAACCAACATTTCCAGAGCGAAAGCGCGCTTTGGAAATTTTTTTATACTCATGGGCAAGGATGAAAAAAGGAGGAATGCGAGCATGAGTAAGAAAGCGAGAACGCCGCCGAAGAATCAGAAGGTAATGCCGGAGCAGCGCAGAGAGGTTGTGCGCCGGTATGTAGAGGACTATGAATCCGTTGCTGATCTGGCGGAGGAATACGGCGTCAGCACGATGACGATTCGACGGATTCTGTGCGAGGCGGAGAACGCGGACAAGATCAAGGCGCTCAAGGAAGCGCGGCTTGCGCAGGCACAGCTTCGCATTTTGGAGCAGGTGCCGATTGCGCTTGACCGCAATGAAGAGATACTGGAAACAAATTATGATCCGGCTTTCCAGTATCTTTGGCAGAACGCGATTCGGGACACGCTCGACAGGGCGGGCATCAAGGCGCCGAAGGAAGAGGAGCGGGATATCAACATCACGTTTACGGGCGGCGGTTTTGATGTGAACATGCCGGAGGATGACGGCGAATGAGCCAGATTGCGCTTGACTATGTGCCGACGAAGAAGCAGCGAATGTTTCACGCGAGCCGGAGCGGAGAAGTGCTGTACGGCGGCGCTGCGGGCGGCGGAAAGAGCTATGCGATCGACTGGGATGCGTTTATCCGCTGCCTGAAATATCCGGGGACGAACGCATACTTGTTCCGCCGGACGTTTCCGGAGCTGGAACAGACGCTCATCAAAACCATGCGCTCGATTGTGCCGGAATCGCTGGGGCAGTATTACGCGGGCGCGCATGAGATGCGGTTCGTCAACGGAAGCACGGCGCGGTTTTGCCACCTGAGCGACGAGGGCGACACGATCAAGTATCAGGGCGCGGAAATCCAATGGCTGTACTTTGACGAGCTGACGCACTTTTCGGAAGGCATGTACAACTACATCAAGACGAGATTGCGCGCGCCGAAGCGCCTGGGCGTTCATCCCTGCGTACGGTGCGCGAGCAACCCCGGCGGGCCCGGTCACGGCTGGGTCAAGGCGCGGTTCGTCGATTCAACGGATGTTGGAACGCACACGGTCGTCAAAAACACGGAGATCATGGGGCAGGACGGGAAGATGAAAACCAAGAAGTCGGTCTGTGAATACATCCCGGCGACGGTTTACGACAACCCGCACATCGACGAAATGTACATCGTCGAGCTTCAGAACAAGCCTTCCAAGCTGCGGGACGCGCTGCTCTACGGCAAGTGGGATGCGTTCGAGGGGCAGGCGTTCCCCGAGTTCACCAACGACCCGGCGCATTACGCGGACGGGAAGAATACGCATGTCATTGACCCGTTTGACATTCCGCTGAACTGGACGCGGTACGTCAGCTTTGACCACGGCTTTTCAAGGCCGTTTTCGCTGGGCGCGTGGGCGGTTGACCCGGACGGACGGGTTTACCGCTACAAGGAGCTGTACGGCTGCAAGGCGGGCGAGGCGAATGTCGGCCTGATGATTACGCCGGGCGAGATCGCGGCCAGAATGGCGGACTGGCTCGAACCGGAGTTCAAAGAGGGCATCCACATCACGGGCATTGCCGACCCGGCCATCTGGGACGAGAGCCGAGGGACGAGCGTGGAAGAACAGATTCGCAAGGTCTTCAACGGCGTAATCTTCCGCAAGGGCGACAACACGCGCATGCCGGGCAAGATGCAGCTTCACGAACGGCTGCGCTTTGGCGAGGACGGCAGGCCGATGATGTATGTGTTCAGCACATGCAAGGATTTCATCCGCACGATTCCGACGCTGTGCTACGACGAGCACAAGGTTGAGGACATCGACACGGCGGGCGAGGATCATATTTACGACGAAACGCGGTATTTCCTCATGTCTAGGCCGATTGCTCCCAGATTGCTGAAACCGGTGAAGAAGAAGCCGGCATGGAATCCGCTGGATTAAGGAGGACGCATGAATAAAAGAAAGAGAGATTCCCCGCCGGGCGATATTCGGCAGAGCGCGCCGCGCGACGCGGGCGAACAGCCCCTTGACGAGCAGCAAAAGGCGCTCGTCTCCCGCGCATACAGCCTGTTTTCCGAGTTTGTAGACGACCTGCGGGACGATCACTACGAGATGCGCGACGCGCGGGCAATGCGCGCCCTGCGGCAGAACGAACGCAGCGCCACGTCGCCGCCGTCCAACACGCTCAATAGCTGTATCGACAACGTAATCGCAGACCAGATCGACAACATGCCGGAGGCGCTCATGCTGCCGGAGCGCGAGGACACGGCCAACAGCGCGGAGGAAATGAGCGATGTGGTCAGCTTCGTGCTCTATCAGTCGGCATGGCCGGAAGCATACCAGACGATCATCGAGGACGCGGCGGTTACGGGCACGGGCATTGCACAGGTGTTTTGGGACGACGACGCGGACGACGGGAACGGCATGGTTTCCGTGCTTGCGTGGCATCCGGAAGACTTCTACCCCGACCCGACGCAGGAGAACATTCAGGACGGGCGCGCCTGTTTCAAGGTGACACATACCACAGTCGCATGGGTGGAGGAACACTACCCGCATGCGCGCGGGTATGTGCACGGCGATCATGTGGACGATGCGGAGGAAATCGCGACACAAGACGTTGTGGACGGCGACAGCAGGACGACGCTCATTGAATTCTGGTACAAGCGGTACGACGCAAAGGCGCGAAAGAACCGCGTACACATGGCGCAGATGGCCGGTCACGCGCTGCTGTACAGCACGGAATTGTGCTTCGGCGGCGTAAAGGAAGGCGATTATCCGGAGGGCGTATACGCGCACGGGGAATATCCGTTTGTGCTCTACAAGTATCGGTCGGTATGGCGCAGGCCGTTCGGAACAGGGCTTGTGCATGATTACATCGACACGCAGACGGCGATAGACCGGATGCTCAAATACATCGACGACAACGCGCGCGCAAGCAGCGTACAGCGAATCTTTGTACGCAAGGGCAGCGGCGTGAACCCCGACGACGTGGCCGACATGCGCAAGACGATCATCGAGTGGGAAGGCAGCGACGTTCGCGAGGCTATGCAGGTGGTGCAGGCGAACCCCATCAACAATCAGGTGTACACAACGCTTGAATATCTGGTGGACAGTATGAAGCAGGACTGCGGACAGAACCAGTTTTCACGCGGCGAGGGCGGCCTCGGCGTGACGGCTGCAGCGGCCATTCAGGCTTTGCAGGAAGCAGGCGGCAAAACGACGCGCTGGCACACCGAGCGGTTCAAGAACGCCTTCCGCCGGATGGTCGAACAGATTCTATGGGTACTGAGCGACTATCTGGACGCGGACAGGAGGGTGCGCATTGTCGGCGGCTGGGATTCCAGCGGGAACATGAAGGACAGGATTGTTGAGCTGATCGCCCCGACGCGCGAGGGCGGGAAGCTGCCCAAGCCTGCCTACACGGTTCGCGTTCAGGTGCAGAAAAACAATCCGCTGCAAATTCAGGCAGACAACGAGTTCCTGATGCAGGTGGCGCAGATTTGCGGGCAGGCCGGTCAGGCGCTTCCGCCGGAATCGGTCATCAGCCTGATGGAGGGCTACCGAACGAAGAGCAGCGTACTCAAGATGGTCAAAAATAACAGCCAGCAGCAAGCCATGATCGAGCAGATGCAGGCGCAGATCGAAGCGCTGACGGCGCAGAATCAGGGCATGCAGGCGGTAATCGGCGAATATCGGAAGGCGGACGCAACGCCCGCCGAAATCGAAAAGAAGCAGCAGGGCGTAGATTACAGCGGGCTGCTGCAAAGTGAAGATTCGACGCAGGACAACCCTGCTTGAATGACAACGCGGAAAGGCGCGAAAAGAAAGGATACCGAACATGGATGAGCTTGAAAACGCGGTCGATATGATGATGGGTTCTGCGGACGACGCGCAGGAAAGCAATGAGATCAGCTTGGATGACCTCATGGACAACCTGACCGGCGCTTCGGAAACGGAAGAAGAAACGGCTGAACAGACGGGGGACAGCGCCCCGGAAACGCAGGAGCAGAAACCGGACGGGGACAAGGACAAGTTTTCGCGGCGGATTGCGTCGGCGCTTGCGAACCAGAGGAAGGGTTTTCAGAAAGAGCTGGACTTTTCTGCAAAGGTACGCGGCGTGTCGGGTGACATGACCGAGGACGAGATTGCCGAAGCGCTCAGAAGCTATCAGGCTAGCAAGATTGCCAAGGGCGACGCGGACATCAGCGAGAAGGCCGCGCGAAAGATTGTTGAAGAGCGGGAAAAGGCGGCGGCCGGACAGGCCGGAAACCGCGAGGCGGAGATCACAAGCGAGCTGAAAAGCCTGATTGACGACGGCTGGACGATGGAAGAGCTTCGGGCTTTTTCCGGCGATGAGCAGGTCAAGCAGGATGTGAACAGCGGCATGAGCATCCGCAAGGCCGCCAAAGCATACTTGCAGCGCGAGGCTGCGCCGAAGGAGACCACGCCGGTCAAGCGGCGCAGCGTACCGACGGCAAAGACGGCGGGCGCGGGCAATGTGCCGGAAGAGAATAAGATTGAGAACATGACAGACGCGGAGTTTGCCCGTTTTTCCGACCGAGCACAGGAAATGATGATGGAGGGCAAGCGCGTCAGATTTTAAGGAGGACGCTTTATGGCGAACGCATATACCAACACCAACACCAACATGACGACCAGCACCGGCCTTACGCCGGGCATGCAGACCTACTATAACCGCGAGCTGCTGCGGACGTTTGAACCGCATCTGGTTCATCTTCAGTTCGGCGAGAACTACAGAATGCCGATGAACAGCGGCATCACGATGAACATGCGCAAGATGATTCCGGTCGCGGCGAAGACGACGGCGCTTGAGGAAGGCAACCCGGGCGACGGCAAGATGCTTGCCGAGGTTGCGGTCACGACCACCATTAAGCAGTTCGGCGACCATGCGAAGTGCAGCGACTGGCTGGACATGGTGCATCTTGACGAGAACATCACCCGCCGCGTTCAGCGCCTCGCCGACGCGGGCGCGCGCAGCGTGGACGCGCTCGTGCGCGAGGAGCTGGCGACCTGCACCAACGTCATCTATGCGGGCGGAAAGACGGCGCGCGCTCAGCTGACGGCAGCGGACAAGCTGACCAGCCTTGAACTGCGCAAGGCGGTCAGAACGCTCAAGAAGAACCTCGCGGAGAAGTTTAACGGCTACTACGTCGCCATCGTTGGCCCCGACACCGTATACGACCTTCAGGAGGACGATGCGTGGGTCAAGGTGAGCGAGTATCAGGACAAGGAGAACATCTACACGGGCGAGGTTGGCCGCCTGTTCGGCATCCGCTTTGTGGAGAGCACCGAGGCAAAAATCTTTGAGGGCGCGGGCGCGAGCGGCGCGGACGTGGCGAGCGTCATTGTGCTTGGCCGCTATGCCTACGGCCTGACGAGCCTCAAGGGCGCAAAGCCGCGTGTTATCGTCAAGACTGCGGGCAGCGCGGGCACGGCTGACCCGCTCGACCAGATTTCTACGGTCGGCTGGAAGCTGGACGGTTTCGCGGCGAAGCTGCTGCAGCCGGAGTTCGCGGTTCGCATCGAGTGCGGATTTACCGCCTAATGATCGGCGGGGGTGTGAGGACACTCCCGCCTTTTTCTTTTAGATCGAAAGGAGAACAAACATGGAAAATCTCAATACCACTACGACAATGAAGATGGCAAGCTCCGTGCTCAAGGACAAGTGCGAGGCGACGAAGGCGAACATCAAGAAGATGATGGCAAAGGTTGGCATTGAAACCTACAAGACCGTCAAGGTGAACATCCCGAAGATTCCGGGCGAAGGCGACGACGTGCAGTTCGTCGGTCTGAACGGCGTGAATTTTTATTTTATGAAGGGCGAGACGCTTGACATGCCCGAACCGCTGTACAACCTGTTGCGCGACTGCGGCGTGATTTAAGGAGGGATAGCCCATGACGCTAAGCCAAATCATCGCGCACGCGCTTCGTCAACTGGACGAGGACGCGGAGGACGTGAGCGAATACGAAGAGAGTTTCAAGGTATACGCGAACATGGGCTATGACATCGCGGTTCGCGAGTACCTGAAACCGCGCCGGATTTTTTATACGGATGTGGACGAGGAAGGGAACGCGCCTGTTCCGGGGATGCTGGCCACGCGCGTGGTGGAGCTGCGGGACGAATACGGCTACGACGTGGGCTACGACCTTGACCCGGACGGGCGCGGCCTGCACGTCTGGCGGGACGACCTGACGGGAAAGACGCTGCGCGCTGTATGCGAGGTGGCGTTTTACCCGATGGAGGACGGGGACGACGAGCCGCAAATCCCGGAATATGCGCACGCGGCGCTTGCGGACTACATCTGTTACCGCCATCTGTCCAGTGGGAATCTGGCCAAGCAGAGCCGGGCGCAGTTCTACCAGAACAGCTTCTACCAGACGATGCAGCGGATCAGGCCGCAGGGCATGGGCAGCGTGACGCGGTTTGAGCATCTATACGAGGTCACGGACGCGAGGTATCGCCGATGAGCATTTCAGACAGCGATTATCAGGGGCGGTTCACAATCCCCACGCCGAAGGGCGTATATCAGGCGGCGGGCGACACGAACATCAACACCGACTACGCCTACCTTGCGCAGAACATCCGCACGGAGCGCGGGCTTTTGGCTTCGAGCTACGGCACGAGCCGCGCGTTTCCGGCGCTGGGCGCGCAGATTGAGACGCTGGCGCGGTTCTATCGGCGCACGAGACCGGACGACGCGGACGTGTACGTTGCGGCGGCGGGCGGCGCGATTTACACCTACACGATGGGCACGGAGGGCTGGGTGAAGCGCTCGGAGGGGTACAAGAGCGACGTGTGGTCTTCCGTCACCTACGAGACGACGGAGGGCGGGGCGACGGTGGATATCCTGATTCTCTCCAACGCGAAGGACGGCATGATCGCGGTATACGGAAGCGACCTTCGGGTGGAAAAGAAGGCGCTGACGATTGGCGACGCATACGCCGAGGTGAAGTTCGCGACGCTGGGACGGCATGCAGAGCGCATCTGGGGAACGGGCGCGGAAGGATACCCGGACAGCATCTTTTATTCGCGGCCATACGACCCGTTCAACTGGACGAATGTTGCTGAAACGCCGGAGCTGGGCGGCGGCGTGATTAACCAGCCGACATGGGACGGCGACAAGTTTATCGCGCTGGAACCCTTCGGCGGGTATCTGCTGGCGGTAAAGGAGCAGACGATCTTCGAAATTCGCGGCACCGACCCGAGCAGCTTCACGATCACGGAGGCCTACGGCACGGATGGCCCCGTCGAGGAGCGGAGCATCTGCACGGACAGGACGAGCATGCTGTACCTGTCGCAGAACGGAATCGGCCTGTACGACGGAAACACGCTGCGGCTGCTCAGCCGGGACGCGCTGTATGAAACGATGCGGATGCGCATGGAGGGGATGGACGGCGCGGCGAGAGCCTGCGTATGCAACCACATCTACTATCTGGCGATGTGCATCAAGGAAAGCGAGAGCGACGTTCTGAGCGAAAACAACACGGTGCTCGAATACGACACGGAGCGCGGGACGTTCATGGTTCGAAAGGGAATGCGCGTCAAGGACTTCTTTGCCGTCGGCGGGACGGTGTACTTCACGCAGGCGGACGAGCCATACGAGGTGCTGCGCTACGGCGACCCGGAAAGCGGCGGCTATCTGGGCGCCCCGATGGAATGTCTGTGGGAAACGCCATGGCTCGATCTGGGCAAGGCCTACATGAAGCGCGACTTCGTGCTGCGGTTTACCGCCGATGCGGACGAGAACGACGTGCCGGTTGAAATGACGATCAAGACCGAGCGCAGGGAAAAGACGCGGGTGGTTCTGCTGCAAAGGCAGAGGAAGGACTACCGGGTGAAGATTCAGGTGAGCGGCGTTCGGATGAAGCTGAGAATCAGAAGCCACGCGAAGGCGGCGGGCTGGCGGATTTACGGCGGGGTGCAGGCGGAGTATTCGCTTGACGAGGTGTGAGCATGGCATTTAAGCAACCGAGAGTTCCGCAGGAGACGGGCGGGACGCTTGCGGCATACGTTCGAAACCTGACGATGTTCCTGCGCGATTTCTGTATGGCGAGCTGGAACGCGGACAGGCTCAAGGACGCGGAGATCGAGAAGATCAAAAAGCGGTTAGACGCGCTGGAAGGGAAGTGAGAACATGGCGAAAAGAACGACGACGGAGACGTTTCAATCCTCGACGACAAACAGCAGAGAGCACAGTCAGAGCCAGAGCCAAAGCCAGAGCCAGAGCACGACAAAGAAGCTGCTGGACAGCGAATTGCTGAACCAGATTCTCGGCGGTTTGGCCGGGAACATGACGGACAAGGAGATTGCGGCGTTTGCGGAAAACCTGCTGCGGCCGCAGCTCAACGCGGGGATTGAGGCCAGCCGACAAAATTTTGAAACGACGAAGCTGAGCAAGGAGCAGGAGATCGCGAACCTCGCGGCCAACCTGACGCGCGCCATCGACGAGCAAAACAGTGCCTACCGCCAGAGCAAGGCGAACGTGGAGACGGCGGCACTGAACCGAGGCATGGGCAGGAGCAGCTACACGCTGCAAACGCTCGCCAATCAGGGCGACGCGCTGGCGAAGGCTGTACGGGAGCTGACGGACGAGAACGCGCGCAAGACCGGGCAGATTCAAGACCAGATCACGCAGGCGGCGAAACAGAACAGCCAGACGCAGGGACGGCTGAACACAGACTTTGCCAGCCAGTTGGCGGCGAAGGTGCAGGAGCTGAAGGACACGCAGCGCCGGGAGTACAACAGCAACTACCTGACGGCCATTTCCGCCGCGATGGGACAGCAGACGACCGGCACCCAGCAGACGACCGGCACGACCGACACGACGGGCACGACCGACGCGACGAGCCACACGACGAGCACGACGGGAAGCGCGGGGAGCCGGTCGGGGAGCGGCGGAAGCTCCGGCGGCAAGAAGACGATGAGCGGCACGACGGCGGCGGTGAACGTGCGGCAGGTCAACGGGCGATACAGTCCGGGCAACACGAGCAAGATCAGATAAGGAGAAGCACATGGCAAGATGGTTTGACGAGAGAGAAGCGAAGCGTCGGCAGGCCGAACAGGAAGCGGCGAGGGCGCACGAGGCGGCACAGGAGAGCCAGCGCCCGGCCAGCGAGCAGAAGGTGAAGACCGCGCCGCTTGTGGTCAATCTGGACAGGCAGACCAACCAGAGCGCGGCGCGCGTGGCGAGCCGGATTCCGGACGAGACGGAACGCGACGGCTTTCTGAACGAATACATCGCCCATGTGAAGAAGCAGAAAAGCCCGAACTACCAGAAGTACGCGCCGTCGATTGGCACGATGCGCGAGATGACGGATGCGACGGTCACGGGCGGCGTATACGCCGACACGCGGGCGAAAAACGAAAAGCAGCGGCTCAAGGAGATTGAGACGCAGAAGGCCGGAAAGACGGCCATGCTGGAGCTGGCCGAAATGCCCCTGATGGGCTTTGACGGACAGAGCATCAACGCCAACACGGCGGACGCGGCGACGGTGATTCGCGGCATCAACGCCATTGCGGACGACACGCTTCGCGCGCGGGCGGCAAAGGCGTTTAAGACGCTGACGCAGACCGAGGGCAGCCGATTCTACGGCGAAAATGCGGACGGCGTGGGAACGTTTCTTGAAAGCGCGAACCTGACCCGTGACGAATACAGGGACGCGACAGAGGACTACGCGAGCCGATTCTACGGAGACGGAAAGCACGACAAGGAAGACGCGGCGGCCTACCTCAAGGCGCGGGAGGAGATCGAGGAAGGCGCATACTCCGACTATGCGAAAAGCCAGCTGACGGCGGCGCTGGACAAGGCCTACACGGGCATCACGGGCGGGGAAACGCCTTCCGAAAGCGCAGGCGACGCGCCCGCCGAGGCGGAAGACGAAGCGCGCGCGGCCGAGGAAGAGCAGAAGAAAGAGAAGAAGCCGGGATTTTGGAGCGGCCTGACCGGGAAAGTGCCCGAGCAGGAGGAACAGGAAAAGGCCGAAAATCCCGCGCAGGCGAAGGCACAGAGCCAGATTGTTTCCCAAACGATGACGGCATCGACCGCGCCGGGCTTCCCGACGGCGGGCAAGGCGAACGGCAAAGCGCCGGAGGTTCAAGGCCCCGTTCAGATGACCCCGGAAGAGCGGATCGTCGCGCAGGGCGGGATGAGCTTTGCGGAATGGATGGCGACAACTCCTTCCGTCAGCTCCGCTGACACCTCCCTCGAAGAGGGAGGCAGGGAGCGCACGGACGAAACAGGCGCGGAAATTCGCATGCACGAGGCGCAGACCATCGGCGAGGCGGCGGACGCGCTGCTCAAGGGACGGTATGACCAGATCGAGGGCGCGGGCAAGGATGAGCTGGATCGCATGCTGGCGGAGAGCGGGAACGCGCGGCGAATGATCGGCACGCTGACGAAAGCGGACAGCCAGCGCATTATCCTCGGAAACGACATGGCCGACGCGGTGACCTACGGGAACATCGCGGCGCAGGGACAGACGGTCAAGACGCTGTACGACGTGATGAAGAGCGATTCCTTCCCGGATGAGCTGCGGGGCGACGTGATGGCGCAGATGGTCGTATGGGCGGCGCAGGCCGAGGCGATGGAGCAGGCGGGGACGCTGGGCGGCGACGCGGAGCTTCCGCTGATGGAGCGCCTGCTCACCACGGACGAACACGCGATGGACGAGCTGGCAAGCATCTACGCGGCCAGGGACGAGCTGCTATTCGACAAGGCCGACATGCGCAGGGCGCAGGAGGAGGCGAGCGCGCAGGCGCTCAGCGACGCGCGCACGGCGGCGCTCAAGGGAACGGCCAGCGAGGAACAGCTCGCGCTGGTGCGCCAGAACGCGCAGGCGGGGCAGGACGAGCTGAACGCGGACATGGGCTATGTCGGGCGGCTGGCGGCGGTGGACGACTATTTCAGGCCGGGCGCGAGCCAAAATGCGGTCAGTCCGTTTGACTTAAGCAGCGTGAAGCTGAACCTCGACGCGCAGGGCGTAATCGACACGGGCGACTATCAGGCACAGCTCAGGGAACAGATGGACGCGCTGCTCGAAGAGGACACGCAGACGGCGCTTGCGCTGGGGCTGACGCTGGACGAATACTACGCCAAGACGGGCGGCGTGGACATGAACGCGCTTTGCGAACGCGCGGCCAGCCGCATCAGCCAGCAGGGCGCGGCGATCACCGATGAGGAAATGGCGGCGCTGGACGTTCCCTTCGGTCAGGGCGTGGGCGCGGGCTACACGGTCGGCGCGGGCATCCGCGCGGGCGGCGAACAATGGTATCTGGATTTCAAGGACAGCCTGTACACGGGCTATTCTCAAGGCATGGTGCTCGTCAACGCGGCGCGCATCCAGAACCGATACCAGAACGAATACGGCGCTTACGGCCGGACGCAGTACCGCAAGGACATTGAAAGCGCGCTGGCCAGCGGGACGCTCGACGAGAACTACGCAAAGGCGCTGAGAAAGGCGCTGGCCGGTGCGGCGGACGTATACCAGCTCGGCATTGACCCGATGGATTTTGAGGGGGATTTCCTCAAGAACAGCGCGGAGGTGCGCCGGGACATCGCGACGATGGAAGGATACATGCGCACGAACGCGACGGAGGATGAATTCAAGTGGTTCGGGCGCGTGAAGGGCATGACCTACAACGCGGTTTCGGCCGGTGTGGCGGCGGGGACGACGCTGGCGACGGGCAGCAGCCTGATCGGCTTTAACACGGGGTACAGCGTCGTCGGGTTCAAGAACAACTTTGACGAGTATCTGCAAAAGGGGTACAGCATTGATTCCGCCCGATATCTGGGCGCGGTGAACACGGGGCTTGACTGCGCGGTGAACATCGGCACGTTCGAGGGCGTATTGGGCAGAATGACGGGCATGAGCGCGCTGACGGAAGCCGCGAGAAGCCGGATCATCCGCAACCCGGCGGGCGCTTGCCGAGGACTTTCGGCGATTCGAACGTTTGGCGAGGCGTTTAGCAAGGCGTTTGCCCAAAACGAATTTGACGAAGTGGTTCACGACGAATTGTTTGAAGGAATGTCGGCAAACTGGACGGACAACGCGCTGGGCGAAATCTTCCGCAAGGTGGACACCGGCGAGGACATCACGTTCACGGACGGCCTGAATATGGCGCTGAATCTGCTGAACCCCAAGAATCTTGACGTGAAGGGCGCGGCAGAGGGCGTTGTCAGCGGCGCGGTGGAGAACGCCATCGGCGCGGTGCTGTTCTCCCTGTCCGGCGCGGCGGGAAGCGGCGTGGGCACGCTGCGCGGCGTGAAGGCGGCGCAAGACCTGATGAACGGCAAGCGGACGGACGTGGAGAACGTCATCTTGGACGTAACAAAGACGCTGGGCGACGAGCAGGCCTGCGCGCTGCTCAACGACTATGCGCGACAGCAGAAGGAAAGCAAGGCCGTTGCCGAGGAAATCATCAGCGGGAAGGACGAGCGCGGCAGCGCGGCGCACGCGGCAAAGGCCAAGCAGCAGGCCGACGAGGCGCGCACACAGGCGGACGCGGCGCAGACGGCGGCGGACAACAGCCGGGCGCAGTTCGCGGAAGCGAGCGACGCGGTGATGCGCGGCGACCTGACGCGGCAGAAGGAAATGACCGAAGCGCGCGTGCGCATGGGCGAAAACCAGAAAACCGCGAACGAGCAGGGCGCGGTCGCCGCGCGCAGAACGGACGAAATGCAGCAGGCGGCGGCACAACGGCTGGCAGAGGCGAGACAGGCGGGCAGAAAGGCCGTCGTCGCGGAGGACGCGGCGGCGCGGGAAGCCATGCTTGACGACCGGGAAGCGCGGGTGCAGGCCATTGACAACGAGATTGCGCAGCTCGACGCGCAGGAGGAAGCGCTGCAAAACGAGTTTACCGATGCGCTGACCGGGCTGAACGACGCGCAGGAAATGGGAATGGACGAGGACACCGTTTCCCAAATGATGGCGCGCACAAACGAAATCGCCGAGCGCATGGCGGCGCTTGAGGAGCAGCGCGAAAGGCTGCAAAACCCGGAGGCTTACGAGGCGCGCCGGAAGGCGGAAGCGGAAATCGCCGAGCGGGAGCAGCAGGCGCAGGAAGAATACCAAAGGCAGACCGAGCGGGAGCAGACACAGAGCGAGATGGACGAGATCGCCCCGGTGGTCAGGGACATCCGAAAAAAGCGCATCTGGCTGAACGAACAGCAGATTGCCGAGGTGCTGCACACGACGGGACTGCGGACAATCGCGCAGGTGAACCGCCAATACGGCACACAGTTCCGCGTCAACCGCAAGAGCGCGGACGTTGACCTTGACAGCGGCTTTTTCCGCGAGCTGGCGGCGCAAATCCCCGGACGGATGGACGAGGCGAGCGCGCACCCGGAGACGGAAATTCTGAATCTGCTGGACAGGAGCGGCGAGCTGAAAGGCAAGCTGGGCGGGATGGAGGCCAGCATCGGCACAGTTGGCGCGGAAGACTATCTGAACGCGGACGTTTCGCGCGGCAACCTTGACCCGGTGACGCAGAAACTCGCCAGCAGCCTGAAACAGAAGACGGGGCTTGAGCTGATCGTCATGCCGCTGGCAGACAAGGTTCGCGGCTTCTACGACCGAGAGAACGGGCGGCTGATTCTCTCAAGCCGAATCGGCGCGGGCGAACAGATGCGACAGGTGGTCATGCACGAGCTGACGCACTACATCGAGAGCACGAAGAACTATGCGGCCTACGAAAAGGCGGCGCTGGAAGCGGCCTATCGCGGCGATACAAAGGCGATGGACAGAGACGCGGCGGAAATCCGCAAGACCTATGAGGACGCGGGTCTCCCCTGCGACGTGAACAAGGAGCTGGCCGCCGCGGCGACGGAAAAGCTGATGGCTTCCCTTGGCGCATGGGGCAGGACGGGCAGCGAGACGCTGGTGTATGACCTGCTGGGCGCGAAGCAATCCTTCCCGATTCGGGTCTACAACAAGTTGACGCAGTTTTTAGCCAGACGCAAAGCCCAAAAGACAGGCGGCGCGGCGGTAGAAAACTACGAGGCGCTGGTCAGGGCGCGGGAAGCGTTCAGGCAGGCCATTCTTGAAGCCGGAACGTGGAAAAAGGGCATGGGCGGCGAGGATGCGACCATCGAGCTGTTCGGAAAGACCGCGCCCGTAGAGCGGGAGGTCACGCGCGGACAACAGACGGAGATGGAATATGCCATCAGACGGGATGAAAAGGGAAAGCCCGTCGTTTCGGTTGAAGAGGACATTCTTGCGGGCGTTCCTCAAAAGGACTGGGCAAGAACCGTCAAACAGGCGCTGAAAGAAAAATTCCCGAACGGCGTAACCGTCGGGAGCAATCAGATTCAGATCACCGGCAAATCTCGAAATGAAATCACCAATTCGAAAGATACGATGTGGCTTAAACGCAATCAGTCAGACGTATACGCCGACAAGATGCGCGCGGCAAATAACGCGGACGAGATTTTGCAGGCATCGACAGATCATGTCAGTCAGGAACTGACGCATGAAAGAAAAGACGACATTGTTGATTTTATTCACGGTAATGTTCAAATTGATGTTTCCGGTCAACTGTATGATGCAGATGTGGTCGTTGGGACGAAGAAAGACGGTTCGATGCTGCTCTATGATTTTGTCGGAATGACAAAAAAAGAGATGCAGCGTACCGCCGGACGTCAAAGCGCCCCACACGATATCCGTGCTGCATCTCTTTCTGACACCAGTGTAGCACAAAGCAACGCTAGTGTCAATCCCTATGATATGCCAAACGACGTAGAATATGCCGTCGCCCCGCGACAGTTTGGCAACCAGACGGCTCAGGAGCTCGACACGCTGACCGACAGTGTGAAAGAATTCCTTCGCGGAGACCAGTACGAGACCGTGACCAACCGGGAGCAGGTGCAGCGAGCGAACGACGATATCAACGCGCGCGGCATTGACGCGGTGGTGAACGACCTGCTGGCGCGGGACAGATGGACGGCAGACGACCACGCGGCGGCGGCGGTGGCCTGCATCCGGGCGCAGAACGAAGGGCTGATGACGACGGCTTATGTGATCGCGAAGGCCTATGACGAGCAGGGCACAAATGCCGGTCAGGCGTTGCAGGCAAGAAAGATCATCGGGAAATTGACTGCGGCGGGCGCGCTGGTGGAAACGACGAAGAAAGCCGACCACGCCAACGCGAAAAAGGGACTGGTGGACGGCGATATCCCCGTCGGCAGCCAAGCGCCGGTGAAGGGATGGCGCGACAGACAGCAGAGAAGCAAGGAAGGCGCCGAGACGAAACAGAACGTCAGCCAGACGGGCGAGTTCGACCCGGACAACCCGTTCAACAAGGGCAGGACTTCCGTTCTGCCGCAGGAGGCCGTGACGGGCGCGAGCGGCGCGGCGGGCGACGCGGTGCAGGGCAGCTTCATTGAAAGACCGCTGCCGCCGGTGCTCGAAAAGGTCTATACGGCGGCGGAGCTGATTCAGCGGCAGATCGACAAGCTGCCTTCCGACGTGAGTGATGACAACCCGTGGAACATGCCGCTTGAAAGCTGGAAGACGGAACTCATCGACCAATACGGCCTTAACGGGACAAAGCTGGTCGGCGACACATACAGCTATGCGACCGTGAAGGAACGCATGCTGGCGGCCATTCTGGCAACGGACAACAATGTGCGCGGCGACGGGCTTTTGACGCTCTGCCAGCAGCTCGAAGCGATGAAACAGGGGCTTGCGGTGGTGACGGAAGCCGACCTGAACTACATCGCGGGGCAGATGAGCACATTCCTCTATGCTGAGGGCGCAGACCTTGAGGGCATGCCGGTGACGACGGAGGGCAAAACGGCGCTGCAGCGCGTCTATAACGCGCAGGCCAACGTCGTACAGGACAGCATGATGGGAAAGGTCAATGCCCTTGGATATACCAACATGCTGTCCGGAACGAAGACGTGGGTCAAGAACATTTCCAGCAACATTCTCATTCGCCCGCTGGAGCTGGCGAGCGAGAAGATCGGCGGCGCGATTGAAGGGGCGTTTATCACCAAGCGGACGGGCAACCGAACGACGGACGCGCCGAACCGCGCGGAGCGGGCGGCAGGCCGGGAAGCGTTTACCGGCGAGATCGGACAGACGATGGTGGACTATTTCGTGACGCACGCGGACACCGGCCACGGAAGCGGCTTTGACCTGAGCCACAACAACCGCACCTTCAACAACGAATGGCTGCAAGCCTACAAGAACATCGTGGATTTTGCCATGCAGGTGGGCGACCGCCCATTCTGGGAGCAATGCTACACGGAGGAGCTGGCCGTCATCAAGCGTCTGGGAACGAAAATCCCCGATACGCAGCGCGTAGACGGACGCGAGGTCAAAGTCCTGCGCGACATGACGCTTGAGGAAATGAAGACGGAAGCGGCGGTTCGCGCGACGGAGCGCGTTTTTCAGGAGGACAACAACATCGTCAGCGCCATCAACGGCGCGCGGCGGGAAAGCCCGATGATCGACCTTATGATTACGAGCATAATGCCCTTCCTCAAAACGCCGACAAACGTCGCAAGCCGCATGATGCAGTACAGCCCCATCGGACTGGCGCGGGCAATCATCCAATACGGCCTATGGGACGGCAAGCGCAACGGCGGCGCGAACTTCGACCAGCGAAAGTTTGTGATGAACCTCGGGCGCGGCCTGACGGGAACCGGCGTGGCCGTCGTCGGCGCGCTGCTGGCCAGCCTCGGCGCGATTCAGCCCGGACGCGAGGACGAGGAAGACAAAAAGCTGGGCGTAATCCGCAAGGCGCAGGGCAGGAGCTACAGCACATATTTCAAGCTGGGCGATTGGGAAATCCCGCTTGACTTTGCGCAGCCTTCGAGCGGGCCCCTGTACATCGGCGCGAAGATCGCATGGGAGATTGAAGAGATGGGCGACGACGTGAACGTTCCGGCGCTGATCGGAACGGTGCTTTACGGTTCGGCGCTGGAAACGGGCAACCAGTTGTTTGACAACTCGTTCCTTTCCGGGTTCAGCGCGCTGTTCAGCGGCTACAACGACGCGGCAGGCATAGCGAGCAACATTGCAGAGAACATCGCGGAGAATCAGGCGAGCCGCCTGACCCCTTCGGCGATTCGCGCGCTGGCCAAGGTGACAGACCCCTATGTGCGGGACGTGTACAGCCAAAACGCGGTGAAGCAATTCCTCAACCGTCAAATCGTTCAGAACTGGCCGCTTCTGCGGCAGACGCTTCCGGTCAAGACGGACATCACGGGCGACGCGACGCTGCAAAACGGCTATTACAACTGGGGACAGGAGAACCAAAACGCGGCGCTGCATTTCCTCAACGCTTTTGCGACCCCGTGGACGACGCTGGGCGAAAAGAACGACGCGGCGCTGGACACGCTGATCGACCTGAGCCGTCGGACAGGGGAAACGAGCTTCCTGCCGGGCGAGATGGTCAGTGCGAGCAAGTACGAGGTGAGCGTCACCAAGACGCTGGCCAAGGAACTCAAGGTTGGCAAGGTCGGGTTTAACCAGTACGAGGGTTTCAAAATCCGCCTGACGGACGAGGAAAAGCGCTGGGCGAACAGCACCTACGCGGACACGCTGTTCAACGGAAGCGGCAGGGACACAATCGGCCTGCGCGCGATGATGAGCGGAAACAGATGGGAACGAATGAGCGACGAAGAAAGGATAGAAGCGGTTCGGGACATGCAGAAAACGGCGAAAAAGCAGGTGCTGACCGAACTGGTCAGGCGAAAGAAGGAGGCGGGCGAAATCAGATGATCGAGGCCAATTTTGAATCCAGAACGCACAAGAACGCGGCCATTGCCGGGGTTTACCAGTACGACACGGGGCAGCGGCTCAGGATGCGCGGGCTGCCGACCCCGGACGAGCTGGCCGAAATGGACGACTTCCTTGCGGGGGACGTGGTGACGGTGCAGGCGCAATACGGCTACGCGGGGGACAGCCAGACGGAAACGCGCATCGCGTCCTTTGACGCGGAAACGGGCTGCTGGATGGCGGATATCCCGGACGTGTATCTGAAAAGAAGCGGCGCGGTGAAGGTATTCGTCTATGTGAGCTACGGCGCGACGGCGGATGAGACGCGCGCGAAAACCTGTTACGAGGGGAGCTTCACGCCTATCAGCCGCCCCGCGCCGAGCACACAGGTCACGCCCAGCCAAGGAAACGCATGGGACGCGCTGGTGACGGAAATCAACCTGACGCTCTCGAAGATGAACACGGCGATTTCCGAGGCGAACGCGGCGGCGGAGGGCGCGAAGACGCAGGCGGAAGCGGCGCAGAAGGCCGGAACAGAAGCGAGCACGGCGGCGCTGTCGGCGAACACGCAGGCGCAGCGGCTGGCGAACATGAACATTCAGGCGCAGACGCGGGAATACGGCAGCGGAAGCACGGCGCAGATGGCCGACATCGACGGGAAGCTCGTGCTGACGCTGGGCGTTGAGCGCGGACAGCCGGGCGCGAAGGGGGACAAGGGCGACCCGGGCGACAAAGGCGACCCGGGCCCCGTCGGCGCCCGGTTTCAGCTTTCGAACGGGATTCTGTACATTACAACGACGTGAGGTGAACCATGGCGATTACGACGAGCAAGGGAAGCTATCAGGACTACGCCTACACGGGCGGGATGCAGAGCGTCACCATTCCGCATGACGGCATTTACAAATTCGAGGTTTGGGGCGCGGGCGGGTCGAACTCGGCGCTGCATGGCAGCGGAAACTATGGAAACAACTACAACACCAATGGAAAAGGCGGGTACAGCGTGGGCTACAAGCTCTGCAAGAAGGGCGAGGTCTACTACATCTGCGTAGGCGGATGCAACAATCCCTATAACGGCGGCGGAAGAGGAAACGCCGGTTGGGGCGGCGGCGCGACGCACATCGCCACGAAGACGGGCGAGCTGAAAAACCTGTCCGGCAACAAGGCGGCGGTGCTGCTTGTCGCGGGCGGCGGAGGCGGCACAGGGCAGGCCAACGGCGAGGGCGGCAAGGG